CTTTGCCGACGATGCCTTGCAGCTCGTCGTCGTCCATCTGGTTGGGGTTTAGCTCGGCTTCTAACGCAGCGGCTAACTCGTTAATCTCATAATCCATCAGTCTAATAATCCTCTCTGAGATTGTGCGCCCTGCTCTTGTGCTAACGCGCCTTGAACATCAGCAGTTGATACACCAAGAAGTGCCGCCGCGCCAGCAATGCCGTATTTACGCACAATCTCAATTAAGCGGTCATCAAACACGACGTAGTTACGAGAACCCTTTCCAGCTCCGCGCGACATCTGGTCAAGGTATTTTATCCCAAGAATGCCAGCTTCACGCATGGCACTTGATACTTTTGACGCAGCTTCTTTACCATACCGCCTGCGCGTATCTGCATCCGATGTAGCAGGCCAATCTAGCGCTCCTAACTTATCCTTCATAGCTTCGTAGGCATCTTTTCCTGTCATACTTCCCCACGACATGGGCATTGAAGCTAGGCTTTCCGTAGCTAATTTTTCTTGTTCGTTTAGCGGTGCAAATAACTCCTCAAACGTGTCATTTTTAGGAACGCGAAATTTTGCATACTCTTGTGCTTTTGCGGCAGCTATTGCATCAGGATCATCATAGCCCATTAATCGTGCAATACTTGGCTGCTCACTAAGAGGCTTATCCCAATCTAAAAATTGTTCTGGGCTGCCTTGAATTTCAACTTCATAAACGCGGCCTTTGTCAAATTGTCCAGTTTTTTTATAGTGTTTTAATTGTGCGAGTTTATCTATTTGAATTTGTCGTTGCGCTGCAAACCTACGTTCATCATTGCCATAATCACCCACTGCCGCGCGTTCATCTAAGCGGCGCAGTGCTTTTTCTGTTTTAGAAATTGCCTTATCGATGTCACCATCAGCGCTTTCTAGCGTTCTTCGCGCTGCGCCAGTGTTGCCGCCTACAATCTGCTCTCTGTAAGACTTTGCAACTGGTTCAGCTTCCGCAAAATACAATCCATGTCCATATACCTGCGCGCCTTCGCCAGTGCCTATTTTAGATAAATCAAATCGGTCAAAATCGTGCGGCGTGCCGTGAAACGCTCGCATTGCTGAAGGTGTATCACTTGCACTAGCACTCAACGATTGCGGCTGACCGCTTGGACGAATAGCATCAATCACGCCGCGCGGATCGCCTTGCGCGACAGAGCGAACTGCATACTGCGCGTCAGATAAGGCATTCCGACCCATATCAACTACTGCATCAACTGACGGCGTGGCAAACGTCTCCATCAGTCCAGCAGGCGCAGACAGATACCCCATACGCACTAAAGCAGTGGGGGCTAACGTCATCGCCATCTCTACGCCCATATCAACTGCCGCGCGCTTACGCGCCTCGGCTGTTTGCGCTGGATCAAAGACAACATTTGCCGCCTGCATTGAGTTCATAGCACCCTGAACAGGGTTAGCTTCTACCGCAAATTCAACTGCTGGGCGCAAATTAGGTGCAACAAACCTTTCAAGGTTTAATTCATCTACAAACTCATCAAGCATCCGTCTGCGTTCTTGACCCGCTTCACGTGAAAAGAAATCTAGAATACCCATTACCAATTAACCTTATTTGCTACAGCTTCACACATCCGTACAAAATCTTCTTGTTCGTATTGCTGCTTGCACATATTTACCATTTTATGCACAAGCTGGACATTGTCTTTTATGTAGCCAAACTGGCTATTAATTCTGTCAATAGATGCGTTTACCTTGTGTGGGTGCCCTACTTGCGGAAAATCAATGCACCAACCCGTTAAAGCGCAAGTACCACCTTGCGCGTCCATAATGTCAGCTACATCGTCAATGGTAATAGCAAAGTCTATATCGCGCAAATCTGCTGATATCTTGAACTTATTGAACCAAGAAACCCTAATACCACGATGCCACCCTCGATTGCAGTTATCTGTTATTTTATTTGAGCACGACTTGCATAGCTTACCTTCGCGCAAAGACGCTTCAGCATACCACTTGCGCAAATAAGTCTGCTGAACGCCACACGATGGGCAGTCCTTTGCAAAGCGTCCGCTATCAAGTTTTATCACTTCCATGGCATTTCCCACTTAACGCGGTTACTCCAATAAGCCGCGGACATCTTGCCCTTGGCTATGTTTTTCGCATGACGCGCCTTAAACGACTTGCTGCGCGCCGTAGATTTCTTGTCACCACTGACACCCTGCTGGCCAAAGCGGATCGTCTTAACTTTGTCGCCTTCTTTCGCCACCACGACGTGCGATTTCGTCGGGTGCTTGGGGGTGCGTTTTGGCTTATTATATCCAGATACGCCGACACGAGATAGCCGAGCATCTTTCTTCTCCGACATCAGAACAACTCCGTCACGGTGATTTCGACGCTGCCATGCCCGTGCGCGTCGATCGCGGCCAGCTTTTGACCGCCCTTCACCTTAAAGTATTCGACGTTGCCTGCTGAGATTGACGGGCTGGCGCTCTCTGAGGCCGTTGGATTGTCGCCAATCGCGAAGTGGCAGTGATCGCCAGTAACCGACACGCGGATGATGCGCGTATCAGCTCCAAACGCAGGCGTCTGCGTTGACGTCGTCGGATTGTCCAATACGTGCGTCGTGCCCAAGCCGAATATCGGAAAGTGCCAGCCGTTGCTGCCTGTCGCGCCTACCGCCATCAGATCGCTCGCTTCAACTTACCAAGGCAAACGCCGGCCTTTTTACACGCTGCCGGTGTTGGGCACTTTTTATATGGGCATCCTGTTGTCGTTGTCGCTGGCATCACTTTTTCCTCTTCTTCGCTTTGGCTTTTTTGACCGCCTTCAAGTCGGCCGCGGTGATCTTCTTACGATTGCCAGCCATAGCGGCCAGCTTCTTCTGTTTGGGCGAATACTTGCTATACGGCATTACGATTCAACTTTCTTTTCCCACTCGTAGCACTTCACTTGCATGACGGTGTATGTCGGATAACGCACTTGCATCGAAATGACGCCGTTTTGCATAAAATCCGCAATGCATTCGTTCTCGCTTGAAAATGCTGGCCCGCCAACAGCGAAACAGTAATTTTGCGCACATAAGAGAACAAACGCCGTAAACATCACATCACTTCTTACTTTTTTTCTTCGGTTTCTTCGCAGTCTTCGCGGCAGCTTTAAACGCCTTCGCGCTCGGCGCGCCCTTGCTTCCAGCCTTGCGCATCTTCTCGCCGCTTCCCGCCGCAATCCGCTTACGCTTAGCGTGTATGTTCGCATACAGCCCCTTCTTCGGCATCGTGAGCTCCTTTAACACTTTATCCACATAATACAGCATTTTCGCTACTAAGGAACCCCGCGCGTGGGAGGCCGCGCGGGGGAGCCAGTAGCTCTTGCGGTGTGGAAGGAAGAACCGCATGGGCGGAATATGCCTGAAAATAGTGCTTGTGTCTATGTTCACAATTTGTTAACAAGGTAATGTACAAAGGAGAATCGACATGGAAAAGCTATACGACGATAAATGGGATAACCCACGCTATGTTGCCGCTGTCGCGCGCAACCGCCGCGCTAATGCAGCAATCGGCCGTCGCAACCGCTGGATTGCTCGCGACGAACGCGCGCAGGAAATCATCGACTTCTTGGATGCGTACACTTACGAAACTGGATTTCTTGGTAAAATGTCAGAGGCCGTTAACCAGTGGGGCGAGCTAACCGAAAATCAGTATAACGCTGTCATTAAGATTATCGACGACCGTAAGGCGCAGGCCGCGGAGCGCGAAGCTAATAAGCTAAAGTCGCAGCACATCGGCACCGTTGGCGAGCGTCAGGCATTCGAGGCAGAGGTCGTGTTCGCCACATACTACGACACACAGTGGGGCACAACTTACGTCACAGGTATGAAGTCTGGCGATGATATGATCATTGCAAAAGGGACATCTGACCTATCGTGGGCCAAGAAAGGCGACACAGTCGCATTCATGGCGATGGTCAAGGAGCACGGCGAACGCGACGGAGAAAAGCAAACCATCGTTAATCGCCCGACCAAAATCATCATCAATGGAGAGGCGGTATGACCTTCTTCTACGCGCTCATCATCGAATACGCTTTGCAGGGGCACACCCTGCAAGCACGCATGTACCTCGACAGCTCAAAGGCGTGTACCGACGCTCTGAGAGCCGCGGAGGCGCTGTCAGACGCAATGCCGGCTGATCTCTATTGCGAGAACACTGGTAAGCTGTCTGGCTCAATCCGGCCGATGCTACGGCCAAGTAACCCAAGTACAGGAGAATAAAACATGGGTATTACATCTGAAGTCAAAAAAGCACCACGCTCAAATGAGATTGAGCAACGTGTACTAACGGTCACACCGGCGCACGCTGAAAAGTGGCTAACTATGAACAGCCCCGACAATCGCCGCATACGTCCATCGCATGTGCGTCACCTCGCTAAGCAAATGGAGCTTGGGCGCTGGATGCTAAGCCCAGAGCCAATCGTGTTCAGCCCGCAGCACCTACTAGACGGCCAGCATCGTCTATCCGCCGTGCTTATGAGCGGATGCACAATCGAGGCATCTGTCGCGCTCGTGCAAAACGAAAACGTGTTCCGCGTGCTCGATCAAGGCGTCAATCGCAACAATAGCGACCTAACGGGAATACCATCAACCGTGCTACAGCCTCTACAATGGCTACTGAAGCAATGCGTCAAGTCTTTGCGCGGACAGAAAGTCGTCATCGACGATATTGAACGCCTCCAAGAAACAAATGTCTTTGCGCTATCAAATCGCATAAACGACGTGATTAAACCAAAGGATCGCCGGTTTAAGTCCGCCGCATTCCGCGCGGCATACATTATGGCCGTTGAGCTTAAATTATGCGACCTCGAAACCGCGGATCGCATCTACACTGACTTGTCACACATGAATATGACTGACTGGTCGCGCATGATGCAAAGCACCTTCCATCGCTTTGAGACAGCCAAAATACACGGCACAGTCAACAGCTTAAGAAGCGAGTTTTTCATGACGGGGATGTATTTATTTTCTCAAGCAAACAGCAAGAAAACAAAAATCATCTTGACTGAAAAATTTCTTGAAGAAACGGAAAAACGGGTTCGCAATCGCATAAATCTGCTTTACCGTAAAAACGAAAGCTAAAGAACACCATGGGCGCCTTATCAGCGCCCACCGTAAGCCATGAGTGCGGGGGCGGGTTTTTACCTCATTTATTTTACCGCCAAACCATGGCAGCGTGAGCCGGTGCGACATTCACCAGTGATCACGCACTAGAGGGGCGATTGGTTCACGCCCCTCTTTTTACGTCTAAACCACTCCACGTATTCCACGCTTCAACGGCTTGCTCCAGCTTCCCGCGGACGCGCGACCAAACGCCATCGTCGTGTGATCGTTCGCCAGCGACAAGCACACAGCATCCGCGCGGTCAGGCGAATTAACGCCGCGCTTCTTCATCGCCTCCTTCGATTCAACTTGCATCTTGCCGGAGCTGGTAAAGTGATACCGTGGCGCCGCTAAATCCGCATACAACGCGTCATCGCGCGGCAGCTTAACGTCCATACCCTCTAACCACGCCTTCGCCTTGAACCACAGCTCAGCGCGCAAGTTGATATACGTGTCCTTCTGCGACGACCTCTCCGCGACATTCAGGCCACGCGCCGGCAGCTCAAGCTCCCGCAAGCGATCCAGAACACCCGCGCCAAAGCCATTGCTGTCAACGATGATCTCGATCGGGCGCTTGGACGGCGGCAGCGCATCGTATTCGGCTTTGACAGCGCCAGTGAGCTGCATCAGATCGAGGTTACGCCAGACCGTCAGAGGATGTATCACTGGGCCTTGTCTCTTGCACAACACGCTGCTGTCGTTGCCCTGCCGTGCGACGTCCAAACCCCATATGGCCGGCGTATCCTCGTCAATGCGTATCTCGTTATTCATCGCGTGCTCGATCAGCGACACCGGAATAACCGTGTCCTCCTCACTCGGGGGAAAGTTGCCAAGTACACGCACATGATACGCGGGGCTGTCCTCGCCGTACCGCTTCTTCATGTCGTCAACGAAGTCCTCGCTCACGCGCGGGCTCGTGACACAGCTCACATGCATCGTGTACCAGTCGTCGCGCAGCCGATTGTGCGTGTCATAAAAGAAGCCCGTGTTCCGCGTCGGGTTACCGGTTAAAACGGTGGTTGCGCTGTGTCCTGACATACTGCCTGAAGCGGCTTCGAAGACGGCATTCGGCACGCCGCTGGCTTCGTCGGCAATGAGAAGCACGTTCTGGCTGTGAACGCCCGCCAACGCCTCCGGCTGCTCCGCGCGCGACGTCCTGCACGAAATAAACGTGCTCTCGGGCTGGCTTTTCAGCTCAATGCGATCAGACTTGATCTCGAGGAGGTCGTTGAACGGCGGCTTCAGGCGCTTGGCGACGTTCTTCATTTCCGCGAAGCAGGCGTCGAAAAGCTGGCTGCTGGTGGGCGCCGTGACAACCGTCTTGCTCGGGATACGCATCAACACATGCCACACAGCCGCCATCGCGACGGCCGTCGACTTGCCAACGCCGTGGCCAGAGCGAACGGATATGCGTCGCTCCGCAGGCGCCGCGATCGCGTCTAAGAGCTCCACTTGCCACTCGTCAGGCTCGATGCCGATGACCTCGCGGGCAAAGGCAACCGGATCATCGCGGTAGCGACGCATTAACGTAATAAACGGGTTTTCGTGGGATTTTTTTTGCGGGGTCATGTTAACACCTG